TTACATAGACGGCTTGTCGGGTCCGTTTGCGATCGCCGAGCGCACTTTGGTCAGGACCGATTTGAAATAGGCCTCGCGCTCGCGGTGGAAGCGATGTTGATGCGCCTGAAACGCCGCGACCCGGTTCTCGATTTCCTTGCGGACTTCGCTGTGCGGAAGCACCCGGGCTAGTGGTACTTCCAGCATCGGGACGCTGGTGTGCTCAAGCTTCTCGATTGGTTCGAACGAGACAGATGGTTTGGCGGGAACCGGACGCGGCGCGAAACCGGAATAGTCTGTCCGAGGCGCTTCGGTCCGTTTCAGTTCAACGGAAGTCGACTCAACCGCATTTTCCGGTCTTCGGCCGGTTACCGATTGAACGAATGCCCTTGTCTGCGCGATTAGATCGTCACGTTCTTCTGCCCACTTCATCACACTTCCTCAGCCCAAAACATCCCAGCAAAATATATCCGCTAAATCAAGTCATTCGATCAATCGTCAGCTTTGCGCGGCGCAGTCGCGCTTATCTGTGTATAAAAAACGCGCAAGGCAAATCGACCGAACTCTTGTTGAAAAATCTGCCGGTGGTTCCGTCTGTTTAGATTTGACTTGCCGGGCAAATCACCGGCTTATGTCCATGGTCGGAAGAATCATGCCCGTAGCCCGAAAGGTTGCGGGCCTTTCATTGAAAGATCATTGATCAGAGGTTTTTTTCAACCAGCGGCTTTCCCGACAAACTTGTCAATTGAACCGCGACTGAATTTTCGGCTTTTACCACAGTTCGATTTGAGACTTGACCCGACGGGCAAATCACCGGCTTATATGCATCGTCGCAAGAATTGAGCCCGCAGCCGGAAGGTTGCGGGCTTTTCGATGAGCGGTCTTTATTCGGAGAGTTTTTTCTATCGACCGGCTTTCTCTCGACAGCCTCCGCAATTGGGCCGCGACTGAATTTTCGGCCATTACCGCCGTTCGATTTCGAGACTTGATCCGCCGGGCAAATCACCGGCTTATATCCACCATCGCAACAGTTGAGCCCGCGCCGGGAAACCGGCCGCGGGTTTTTTCATTTGGAATTCGAATCGGACGGCGGCCCGTACGTCACGGCGCTTCACCTCCCCACCGTCGCCCCAGGCGCCGTTAGCGCGCCGCCGTCCGAACCCTTTTGACCACAGCGTTTTCGAGCGAGCATGCCCTCGGACTTGATCCGTGGGTGGATGCCGGTTGGCGTGAAGAAAACGCGTCAAACAAGAATCCAAAGTTCGGTTCCGATTTAGTCAGAACCGAAGCCTTAGCCGGCGTGCGCGAACGCGCCGGCCGCGGTCGTCTCGTCAACGACCGCACGCGGCCCCGCAAGGGATAGGGCGTTCGCGCCCCGAAATGATCGCGCCACACCGGTCATGCCGCACTATTTTTCGGACCAGGGAGGAGGGACCAGCATGACGGCCTATCTGATCTCGTTGGCGCTGGCCGGATTGGTGCTGATCATCGTGTGGGAAGGACTGTCGTGAATATCATCGTTTGCAATTCTACCCGTCGCGCTCGCTTCTTTCGCGGCGCAGGAAGTCCAGATGCCCAGAGCCATCACTGAAATCCGCTCGGTGGCGCGCAGCTATACGCGATCGGCGATCAAAGTCCTGGTCGGCATCATGTGCTCGGAGGCCGCCACCGCCGCGGCGCGGGTCACGGCGGCGAACGCGATCCTCGATCGTGGCTGGGGCAAGCCGCCGCAATCCTTGCAGAACGGCGACGGCGGCGCGCTGGAGCTGATCCACCGAATTGAGCGTGTCATTGTCAGTCCTGAAAATTCCGACCGCGAAGATATTTGAGCCGCTGCTGGAACCGGCCCGTTACAAAGGCGTTTTCGGCGGACGCGGCTCGGGCAAATCGCATTTTTTCGCGGAGCTTCTGGTCGAGACCTGCCAGGCCGAACGCGGCACGCTCGCCGTCTGCATCCGCGAGGCGCAGCGCACGCTGGCGCAATCGAGCAAGCGGTTGATCGAGAACAAGGTCGCAGCGCTCGGCCTCGGCCACCAGTTCAATATCTTCAGCGACAAGATCGAGACGCCAGGTGACGGCCTGATCATTTTCCGGGGCATGCAGGATCACACCTCGGAGTCGATCAAATCGCTGGAAGGGTTCCGGATCGCCTGGATCGACGAGGCGCAGACGCTGAGTGCGCGCAGTCTGTCGTTGCTACGCCCGACGATACGCGCAAAGGCCTCCGAACTGTGGGCGTCTTGGAATCCGCGCCGGAAATCCGATGCCACCGATGATTTCTTCCGGGGACGGCAGCCTGCCGGCGCTATCGTCGTCAAGGCGAACTGGCGCGACAATCCCTGGTTCCCGGCGGTGCTGGAAGACGAGCGCAAGCTCGACCTCCAGCATTTTCCGGAAAGGTACGATCACATTTGGGAAGGTGAATACGCCAGGGCGTTCGAAGGCGCTTACTTCGCGCAGTTGCTGCAACAGGCGCGGGCGCAGGGGAGAATCGGAAAAGTCTCGGCCGATCCGCTGCTGCCGCTGCGCGCCTTCATCGATATCGGCGGCGCCGGCGCCACGGCGGATGCGTTTACGATCTGGATTGTGCAGTGGGTCGGGAGCGAGATCAGAGTTCTCGACTACTACGAAGCTGTTGGCCAGGTGCTGGCATTTCACGTCAACTGGCTGCGCGCGAACGGCTACGCGCAGGCGATCCTGCACCTGCCGCATGACGGCGTTGCCGCCAACAACATCACCGGCAAGCGCTACGAGGATCATCTGCGTGAGGCCGGCTTTACGGTCGAACTCCCGGTGAAGAACCAGGGCAGGGGCGCGGCCATGATGCGCATCGAGGCGCTGCGGCGGCTGGGCCCGCAGCTCTGGTTCAACGAAGCAACGACCGAGCCGGGCAGGGACGCGCTCGGCTTCTACCACGAGCGCAAGGACGAGGCGCGCGGCGTCGGCCTCGGGCCGGAACACGATTGGTCAAGCCATGCCGCCGACGCGCTTGGACTGATGGCGATCTGTTACGAGCAGCCGGACCGGGCCGCAGCATTCAACCGGCCGATCCGGTACGCAGAGCAGGGGTGGGTGTGAGCAGTGTCCTATCTCGACCGCCTTCCTGGCAGGGACGTGATAGGAGCACCAGATTTTTATTCGCGATATGGGGTAGGCCGTTGACTCCTGTGTTCAGGACTAGACATTCCACTAAGGTAAGCGAACCAACCGCATCCATTACAAACGATCACACTGCACCGCCCTGGATTCGACGTTTCCCTTTTGAGGCGCGACTTGAATCCGGACTCATAGCAGGCGTCACAAAGGCTATGTTGGGGTTCTCCCTCCTCCATGCCTTCTTTCAGCGCACGGGCGAACACGTTGGGGTGGATCTCGCTAAGTTGATAGCGTTTCTTCTCTGCGTCCCATCGAATCGAATGTTGCCTCTTTAGTTGTAGTCTCCACCAAAATATTTCGCAGAGATAATCATGCCCAAAATGTCTCCGCTTGATCTCAAGGCGATGCTCGCCTCCGAAAAGGCCGATGCGCTGGCCGCCATTTCCGCGGCGCGGCTGATGGACGAGCGCGCCGATGCGATGGACTATTACCTCGGCGACATGCGCAAGGACATGCCGGCGCCGGAGGGGCGCTCGCGTGCAGTGTCGACCGACGTCGCCGACACCATCGAAGGATTGATGCCGAACCTGATGGATATCTTTGCCGGCTCCGACGAAGTCGTCCGCTTCGAGCCGGTCGGCCCCGACGACGAGGCCGCGGCAACCCAGGAAACGGATTACGTCAATCACGTCTTCATGCAGCAGAATCCGGGCTTCATGGTACTGTATTCCTTCATCAAGGACGCGCTGCTTTCGAAGGTCGGCATCGTCAAGGTGTGGTGGGAGGAGCGCGAGGAAGAAAGCCGCGAGACCTATTACGACCTCACCGAGGACCAGTTCACGTTATTGGCGCAGGCCGTGATGCAATCCGGCGGCGCGATGAAGATCGTGGCGCACACCGTACACAAGGCGGCGGACGAACTGGAAAGCCGACCGTCCAGGTCGGAAGCGACGAGTTAAGCAACGCGTCCCTTCAAATCATGCATGTACATACGCGAGGAAGCTGAAGACCAGGATGCCGCCGTAAGCAAGGTTGATCATGCTGAAGCCTGATGGTGATCATCCCGGTGCCAACGACTTGGCGTAAGAGAACAGGCTCGCGATCGCTACAAAGCCGATCACGGCCCAGGCAAACATATATCGCCCGTTTCTGATCGCTTTCGCTCGATATTTCTTGCCGGCCTCGTTCAGCAGTTCAGGATCGACTGACGTAGCGTCGATCCTGATGGACCCGCCCGTAACCAGGTTAAACTTCTTTTATTTGCCGATTCCCAATAGTTCGTCCCGGGCGTCAAATTGTTGAGGGTCAGTCGCGTAAAGTTCAGCGCACGTACGGCAAAGAACCCGGCCCCGACGAACCATACCACCACTAGCCAATAAGAAAGTGTCATCATTTTATATCCTGACTGCCGATCGCAAGACGGCGGCCCTTACGCCAGCAAACATCAATACTTCCGGTTGAAGATTGCTACTCGGGGACGGCGATGAGCGTCAATGAAAATGGAAATCTGCGACCAGACGGTCTTACCCTGTCGTGGACATCAACCATTCCTCGCGTCGGCACGGTCGGAGTCGGAGGCACCTATTACTGGAATTCGGGCTCGCCTACGGCGCCTTCCGCGACCCTAACCGGCATGTGGGGACGAGGCCGCGACGCCTGGAAAATTCCCTTGGGACCGCTGGGCAATCTAAATTTGGGTGCCGTCTTCCTCCGGAAAGGAATGACTTCAGCCGATACGCTTGGATACGGCACGACCTCGAATGTTTCCACGTTGATACCTTCCGTATCCTTCAATACGAGCATTCCAGACATCAATGGCATTCCCCAGCCCGCGAAGGGCAGAGAATCTGCAATCGAAGCCGGCGTCAGCGGTTCGATCGGTACTTCCAAAGCCGGGACCTATACGGTTACCCTCCCACAGGCCGCGGATGCTCCAAGGTTTATTCGACCTGCGATGGGGCCGGACGATGAACTTCCGCCGTTGTTTCGGATGCTGCAAACCGGTCGTGCCACGATCGGCGCGCCGCCGGCGCCGCCGGTACCTTTCCCCGCGCCGTCCAGGCAAAAGCCGTTGGGCGACGGGATGGGTGATTGGACAGCGTCCGCAGCGCCAGCCAGTTCACCGCCGCCGTTACCACCGGCCTCGCAACCGCGGGAACCAGGCGGCTCGATCGCGTTCGACAAGGGCGCGTCTCCGGTCATGTTCCCGCCTCCGCCGAACAGGCCGCGCGGCCTTCCGGGCATGATGACCGACGCTGAACTTTTTAATCCCGCAAGTCCGGATCAACCTCCTCCCGGCGGACTGCCGGGCCTCCTTCTGGATTATTTGCGCAACAGCCGATCCGACGACGCTTCCCGCTGACTTTTTAGCGCCAGCTGCAGATTCATTCGCCGCATCTCACGACGGATTTTCATGAACATGGTCATTTCTTTGCCGCAGGCTGCGACGCAGCCGGCGCCGCTCCCCATTACCCACGACGTCACCATCGTCACCACGCGCAAGCTGGCGCAGGCGAGGGTGATGGGCGTGCCGCCGGAAGAGTTCGGCATCGAGCGGGGCGCGCGCTGCATCCGGGATTGCAACTACTGCTTCCACGAGGTCGTCACCAAGACCGAAAGCCAGTTGATCGCGGAGGGCTTTGACGAGAACCAGGTCAAATCGCTCAGCGACTATACCGGCAATACCGAGATCGAGACGTTGGCGCGTGACAGCGTCGACGAGCATTTCAACATCAGTTCGGGCGAGGTGAATTCGGCGGCACGGCTGGTCCGCATCACCGAGCACTATGTGCGGATGGACTACGAAGGCGAGGGCCGGGCCTGCCTCTACCAGGTCATTACCGGCGGCGACCAAAGCGAGATCCTGCGCAAGGGCGGCAAGGAATGTATCATGCCATTCGACGCCATTCCGTTCGCGGCGACCACGCCGGTGCCGATCACTCATCGCTTCTTCGGCCGCTCGATCGCCGATCTGGTGATGCCGGTGCAGCGCGAGAAGACCGCGCTCAAACGCGGCGCGCTGGATAACCTCTATCTGCACAACAATCCGCGGGTCGAGGTCGCCGAGGGCATGGCCGGTCCGAACACGCTCGACGATCTATCGGTGTCGCGCCCCGGCGGCGTAGTCCGCACCAGGCAGCCGGGCGGGCTGAACTGGCAGGTGGTGCCGGACATAACCTCGTCGGTCTATCCGATGATGCAATATCTCGATGCCGAACTGGAAACCCGCACGGGCCTTGCCAGACAGAGCCAGGGGCTGGACGCCAACGCGCTGCAGAACCAGTCGGCGACTGCGGTGGCGCAGGTGTTTTCGGCGTCGCAAATGCGGATGAAGCTGATCGCCCGCCTCATGGCGGAAGGCGTGCGCGATATCTTTTCGCTGCTGCACGCCACCATCCGCAAGCACGGCCAGCAGCAACAGACCGTGCGGTTGCGCAATGCCTGGATCAATGTCGATCCGCGCGGCTGGAAAACCCGTGACGACATGACCATCAATGTCGGCCTCGGCGCCGGCGGCAAGGCGCAGCAATTCGCGCAGACCATGGCGATCGCGAACGTGCAGAAGGAAATGCTCGCCGGCGGCAAGAGCAATCTGGTCGGCGACGCCCAACTCTACAACACCGCGGCCGAGCTGACGAGGATCATGGGGCACAAGAACCCCGACAAGTTCTTCAACGATCCCACGGCGATCAATCCGCAGACCGGGCAATTGCTGCATCCGCCGCCGGCGCCGCCCGCGCCGCCGCCGGATCCGAAGTTGTTGGCCGCGCAAGCGAGGGCGCAAACCGAGCAGGCGCTCGCCGTACACAAGGCCCAAGTCGAGCAGCAGCAGGCGCAGGACGCTGCGGTCCATCTACATGTGAAAACCCAGGCCGAGATCGAACTGGCGAAAATCAAGGCCGATCTGGATGCGAAGCTGAGGATCCTCGATGCCCACATCGATCTGGCGGCACGAAATCCTCCTGCGGTGCCCGGCGCGCGCAGGGCCAAGGACGGCCATCATTATGTCCCGGACCAGAAGCGGCCGGGAAAATTCCTGATGGTCGTTCCCCATGGATGATTATTCGCTGGTCCCGGTCGACCATCAGCCCGACTTTGACGGCGTGTCGCTGGTGCCCGTCGAGCATGATCCGTTTAGCCCGGATGATGTGGACGAGCAGAAGCAAGATCCGGCGGCAACTCAACCTCAACCGCTCACCGTGCCGGCAGGCCAGCCGGATGTTGGCGCGCCGCCTGTCGGAGATCGCGGGCAGTTTTCGCCGGGGACCGAGATCGGCAACAAGGCAGCCGATCTTGCCGGCAAGATTACCTATGGCCTGATGCGTCAGTTTGTGACCCTCCCACAACGCGCCATCGACGCGTCTGCACAGGATGTGCGGCGTCTCCGAGAGGATGGCTATGTAGCCCAGTCGATCGGACCCGCGGTTGACAGCGCCATGATGATGGCCGGAGCCGGCTTGCCGACGGCAGAACGCGAGGCCGTAGGCGCGCCAGGCGGCAAGCTGCCGCCGCTGGATTCGGCAAGCAGCGTGGCTGACAAGCTCAATCGCTATTTGCTTGATCCGGACCATGTCAGCGGCGGTCCGAAGGCAAAGTGGTTCGAACAGGCGCTTGGTTTCACCCGGGAAAATGTAGAAGACCTTGCAAAACAACTGGTCTTCGATGAATCTCGAGCGGTTTAGACAGAAGTGACGCCACATGGAACGAAATTTGACCAGATCGTCAACTTAACCGGAGCCAATGGCCGCGCGATACCAGTCGCACCATCTGGATGATTGGATCGGATGGCGCGCCACGGCTGATCACGGTACTTCCCAGGAGTTAGACAATGTTCAAGGAGTATGAAGTTATTAGGCTGAGACGAACAACGTCAGATATTCCGCTCCCGGCAGGCGCGAGGGGAACGATTCTGATCGTGCACGATGCCGACCCACCCGCATACGAGGTTGAGTTCATGGATGGAGCGAAGTCGCTGGGAGTTTACACAGCTTACGACACCGATCTGGATCGGGCCTAACTTGGATGTCCAAACCAGCAAAAGTCGGCCCTTTTGGAAGAAGTCGGCCAGACCATCGCCACGCACAAGATGCAGATCGAGCGGCAGCAGGCGCAGAACGCGGTGATCCATTTGCAGGTGAAAGCGCAGACCGAAGCTGAACCGGCAAACTGAAGGCCGACCTCGATGCCAGGTTGCAGATTCTCGACGCGCGCATCAAGTCAGGTGACGCGGCCGCGTACTGAACCCAAACGCTGACGGCCCGCGGTCTCGTCGGCGCGCCGGCGACGCGGCCATGATCCTTCAATCTCAGCAACACAAAGAGCCGGGAGCGGCCTGCAGTTTGCTCCCGATTCAAGACTTCTGATGGTCGTTCCCCATGGCTGATTATTCGCTCGTTCCGGTCGACCATCAACCCGACTTCGGCGGCGTGTCGCTCGTGCCTGTCGAGCATGATCCGTTCGACCCCGACGGGGCAGGAGGTCAACCGGTGCCTTACGGTTCAACCTCGCCTAATTCCGCAGGAAATCAACAGATTGCCACCGCTCAAAGCTGCCGCGCCGCCCATCGGGCTTGCCTTTTGAGTGGCCGAGACGCGGATATATGCAGGAGGGCCCTTTGGAATTGCATCGGAAACCGCGTGCCGACAGTCTTTGGGCCTGGACTTGTTGGAGTGCCGGATTAGATCATGAACCGTAAACGACAGCGGAAGGAGACACCATGCAGGAAGCGGAGAAGCTGTTCGAAATCGTATCGGATATCTGGCAATCACGGATAGATGATGGCGATTTTCACCAAGCCGTTCTTGTGGGAATGTCCGGATATGTTCTGTTGCGCGCCCAGAACATTAAGGACGGCGAAAAGCTCTCCGCAGGCGCGCTGAATCTGGTTCACGTCGCGATCGAACTGTCACGGCGATCGGCAGAAGAGCCGGGCGATGAACTGAGCTGTTCGTTCTGCGGCCAGCGGGAGCCCGACGTAAAATTAGCAGCCGGCTCAAACGCGCATATTTGCAACGCATGCGTCGAAACGCTTGGTGATGTATTCAACAAGAAATAGCGTCGCGGCTCGCGAACGCTGGGAGGTTCGCAAGGTTGAAGTCTTTTCCGACGGAAGAATGGGGGATGCTGGCCCTGGAATGACCGTTTCAAAAGCGGAGTTCGACGAGATATGGTCGAAGGCGACAGCGTGAATACTCGCCCATTCCAGATTTATCATCTGACGTCAGAACCCATTTCATCGAGCGTGACGTTCAAGCCGTTCCGCGAATTGAAGCCGGCGGCCTTCACGCCCACACAAAGGATCGGTTGTCTGGCTGCCGATGCGGCGACGCATCCATCGACGCCAATCAGCTTCTGAACAAATCATTCAATTCGACGTCACGGGCCATCCAGCCGAAGTCGACGCGACAAACGGAAATTCCAGCGATGAGCGATGAAGAAAAACTGCGGGAAGCGGCCGGCAAGGCTGTCCATGCGCAAGAGCTCCTTGAACACGACCTGCTTGCCGAAGCCTTCGCAGAACTCGAGGCCAGCTACACCGCAGCATGGCGAGCCAGCACGATCGAGGACGTCAATAGCCGCGAAAAACTGTTCCTTGCCATCAACATCGTCGGCAAGGTGCGCGATCATCTCACCGCCATAGTTACCAACGGCAAACTGGCCCAGGCGGAATTGAAGGAACTGGCGCTGACGGCGGAACGGCGAAAGCGGTTCGGGATCGTGTGAAGGCAGCGTCGCTGCTTGCAGGATTGAACGTCGCCATAGATCCATTACGGGCCAGGCTTTTGGCCGCCTCCGCTTTTAGATTTTGCGTTATCTGAACCAGTCGAACGGCGCTTGATCGTTTGCTTCTTCGAAGAAGCAGGACTGGCTTCTTTCGTGGATTGACTTGTCGGGCAAATCACCGGCATCTATTCAACATCGCGAGAAATGCCGGTTCGGTTCGAGAGTAGCCGCGAGACGATCGATCGCGACGCAGCTCCCTTCCGGGCGACATCATCAATTAAATTAGCACGACGCTGACCCTGCGCGCGGCGCAGGCGCCCGGCGAATAGACGAGGGCAGGGCGAACCGGAAGCCAGGCTTCCGCGCCATCGCGCACCCGAAATCTTCACACTCCAAAACCTCAAGCCCGCCGCGGACGCATGCGCATCGCGTGCGGATCGTCGCCGGCCGATCAACCCGGCATTCGGCGCGCGGCGGGCATCACTCTGCAGGGATATACTCGACATGACTCTACCGACCTCCACCTTTGCCACCTACCAGGCGGTTGGCAACCGCGAAGACCTCAGCGACATGATCTATCGCATCGATCCGACCGACACGCCCTTCATGAGCGGCGTCGACAAGGAAAAGGCGACCGCCGTCAACCACGAATGGCAGACCCAGGCGCTGGCGGCGGCCTCCAGCGCCAACGCCCAGCTCGAAGGCGACGACCCCACCACCACCACGACGACGCCGACCGTCCGGCTCGGCAACATCTGCCAGATCTCCTACAAGGTGGCGCGGGTGTCGGGCACGCAGCAGGCGGTCGACCATGCCGGCCGCGACAACGAGCTTGCCTACCAGGAGATGCTCAAGGGCCTCGAACTCAAGCGCGACATCGAAACCATCCTGGTCGGCACCAACCAGGCCAAGGTCACCGGCAACACCACGACAGCGCGCACCACGGCCTCGATCCTGTCGTGGATCGCGTCCAACACCTCGAAGGGCACCGCCGGTTCGCCGGCAGATCCGACGCCGATCGATGGCACCGGCACCCGCACCGACGGCACCCAGATCGCCTTCACGGAAGCGCGCCTGAAAAGCGTGCTGTCCTCGATCTGGACCAATGGCGGCAAGCCCGGCACCATCATGACCGGCGCCTTCAACAAGCAGGTGTTCTCGACGTTCACCGGCCGCGCCACTGCGATCGAGGAGGCCAAGTCGAAGAAGATCGTGGCTTCGGTCGACGCCTACGAATCTGACTTCGGCAAGCTCAAGGTGATCGCCAACCGCTTCCAGCGCGCCCGCGACGTGCTGGTGCTGGAAATGGACAAGTGGGCGGTCGCGTACCTCAACGGCCGCAACATGATCTCGATCCCGCTGGCGAAAACCGGCGATTCGGACCGCTGCCAGATCCTGGCGGAATATGCCCTGGTTGCCCGTAACGAAAAAGCGAGCGGCGGCGTGTTCGACAACACCGCAGCCTGACCTTCGCCATCGTCATTCCGGGGCTGGTGCTGCGCGCCGCTCCGGAATGATGCGAATTCAGCCTGAACTTCCTGTGGAGACCAAAGATGTCACTGCCCGGCAATCACACCCTCTCGACCATCGACGTTACGGGCTATACGCCCTCCTGCGGCGCGGCGCCCGTCGCCGCCTATATTCGCGCTCCCTTCCGCTGCCGGCTCCTGAAAGTGACCGGTATCCTTGGCGGCGCCATCACCACCGCTGACGGCACCGTCACGGTGTCGGCCAATTTCGCCACGCTTGCGACCTTCGCCGTCCCGCAATCCGGATCCGCCGCGGGCCAGTTGTTTTCGGTGGTGCCGCCGTCGCCGACCTATCTCAATGAGGACGACGTGATCGTGCTGACGCCGTCCGGGGCGTCGGGCACGTCGATCCCGATGCACTTTTCCGTCGCCGTGAGGGCCGCCTGATGTCGTTCTTCCCCAAGCAACCTTCTTCGCGCACCGGGGTAACCCAGACGATCGCCTTCGACGGCAGCGTCGCGATTGCAAATGTGTTCGGCCCGGAAACCTTTCAGCTCCGTCTCGCGGCTGATGCCGCCTGCTGTTATCGGATCGGCGATGGCGCTCAGACGGCGACGACCGCCGACATCTTCCTGCCGGCCAACACGGTCGATCACGTCATCGTCAGCCCGGGCCAGAGCATTTCGGCCATCAAGGCCGCGACCAACGGCCTGGTGACGGCGACTGCCGGTACGCTGTGGGTCACGGAAATGTCGTGATGGGCGGCGTCCTGATCCGGCCGCATCTCGACAGCAACGGCAGAGACCTTGCGATCGAGCACGTCCAGGACGTCGAGCCGATCCTGGAATGGAATAGGCAGGCGCGGCGCGACGAGCAGCACGGCGATTGGGGGCGCCACGTCGCACGTATCCCCAACGTCGTCTACGTCAAATGGCTCGACGAGGAGCATGCCAGGGGCAACACCGCCCTGCGGCTGTTCACGCCTGAATTCGATGATGTCGTACAGAAAAAGCTTGCCGATCCCGAATGGGCCTATTTGCGAACCGATCGGCCCAAATTGCTGTCCGGCTGGTCAGCGGAGTTCTCGTGACACAAATCGCAGATTACGCATCGTTGCAAACGGCGGTGACCGAGTATCTCGCCAGGGATCAGGACACCACGCTGATTGCCCGCATTCCGAGCTTCGTCCAGCTCGCGGAAGCGAAATTCAATCGACAATTATTCGTTCGGCAGATGGAGCAGCGCGCCACCGCGTTGACCGATACGACGTCGAGCGAGCCGGAATTCATTTCGCTGCCGGCGGATTTCCATTCGATGCGGCGGATTCGCCTGTCGAGCGTGACACGCAAGCCGCATCTCGAATTCATGTCCGGGATTCAGCTCGACGAATATCGCACGAGTATTTCGAACGTGCCCGGCCATCCGCGCTACTTCACCATCTTCGGCGACGAGATCGAGATCGCGCCGACGCCGGACGCCGATTATACGATCGAGATGGTGTACCGGCAGAACGTTCCACCGCTGGCGGATAATTCGACCAACTGGTTGCTGGCGCTGGCGCCGGATCTGTATCTGTACGGCGCGCTGCTGGAATCGGCGCCCTACATCAAGGAAGACAGCCGGATCCAGACCTGGGGCCTCGGCTTCAGCACCGCGCTTTCCGATCTGAACAATCTGGGGCTCACCTCCACGTTCAACGCCGGGCCGATGACGGTCCGCGTTTCCGGACAGGTTTTTTAGGACATTCACAGCAATGGCATCGTTCAACAAGTTCAATTGCTTCGTCCAGGACGTCGCGCATGCGCTGCACGACATGCTCACCGGCACATCGCAGGTCTACAAGATCTACCTGACCAACACCGCGCCGGTGGTCACCAACACGGTCTACAACACGCCGGCCGATCTTTCGACCGCGAACGGCTATACCGCTGGCGGCAACAGCATCGGCACCATCACGGGTTCGCAGACCTCGGGAACCTTCCGGTTCATCGGCGGCAGCGATCCGGCGTGGACGGCAAGCGGCGGCTCGATCGGGCCGTTCCAGTATGCCGTGCTCTACAACTCGACCTCGTCGACCAAGCCGCTGATCGGCTGGTGGGATTACGGCGTCGCGATCACGCTGACCAACGGCAACACGTTCACGGTCGATATCGACCAGGTCAACGGTATCCTGACGATTACCTGAGGCGATTGGCGGATGGCAGCTTTTCTCGATGGATGCCGGTTCAATCCGGCCGCCGGCGGCACGACCGACTGGACTTTTTCGTCGGCGGTGACGGGTTATCAGAGCCCGGCGTCAGCCAATGTCGTCAACGGCCGGCTCTACAAATATCGCGCCGAAAGCGCCGACCTCAGCCAGTGGGAATTCGGCGAGGGCGCCTACAACACGTTGACTGGCGTGCTGGCGCGCATCACCGTGCTCTATAATTCGGCGGGCACGACATCCAAGATCAGTTTCTCGACGGTGCCGCAGGTAGCGATCGTGGCCCTGAAGGAAGATCTGCTGTCGATCGAGGAAGCCAACAGTTTCACGTCGACGCAGCAATCGCAAGGGCGCTCGAATCTCGGTGCGGCGTACAATGCTAACCCGACTTTCGATGTGTTCCTGGGCAGTCCAACGGGCTCGTCGAACACGTCGACCGGGCAAGCCATGGGTTTTGGCGCCTCGTGCAAGCTGGCGATCGTCGATGGAACGCGTGCTCACGTATTCTTTTCAGGCGTGATGAACTCGCAAAGCGGAACGGGATGCATTGTTCAGTTCATTTTCGGCACCGGCACGCCCCCCGCGAATGGTGCAACCACCGGCCTGGGCACTATCGGTACTCAGGTTCTTGAATGCGCGGGTAACGGTTCGTCATCGTTGAGCGAGATATTCTCGATCAATCGCGTTCTTACCGGCCTCAGTCCCGGCACCACCTATTGGTTCGATATCCTCGTCAAGTCTACAAGCGCCTCGTTCACGCAGTCCGTTACGAACGTTCAAGGCTCGGGGTTCGCATTTTAAATGTCGCTTCTCGGTTTTGATGCGCTCGGCAGGTTGGCTCTCGGGCAGTTAACCCACCCGCAATCGACCAATACCGTCCTGACGGCTTCATCAGGCTCATACGCCGAAACCGGCACCGCGGCGATGTTCAAGCCGGCGCTGGGCGGCATCTTCGCTGCCTATGCGATAACCGGCGTCGCGGCGTTGTTCAACGGAAAAATGTCCGCGTTGGTCGGCGCCTGTGCGGAGAGCGGCGTCACGGCCGCGTTTCGCACGTCTGCGCTCTCGGGCGGTACGAGCCATGCTTTGGCCGGTGTTGCTACGAGTTTTAATCCGCGGCTCGGCGCGATTCCTGGCGCCTGTACGCTCAACGGCTACGGCGCGAATGAACGGGTGATGGAAGCGACAAGTTCGCTTGCATACGCGGTCACGGGCTACCCCACGACTTTCACCCGCGATTTCGAGGCCTGGTGTCCGCGTCCGTTCGCATCTGACGCCTGGATCGCGGAATCGGCTGAGCCCGCCGCATGGGTCGACAAGCCCGCGCCGTCGGCGCTCTGGACGGCGAGGGCAGTGCCAGCCGAAACATGGACGCCTTCGATCGAGCAATCCAAGAACTGGACCGCTGAGTAATGCCGCTTCTTGCCTATGGCGATTATCGCCCCGATGTCAGCGACTATGAAGGCCGGGCCACGCGCAATATCTTGAACGCAATTCCGCGCGGCGACGGCTATGGCCCGTTTCCCGGCTTCTCGGCTTACACCGCGGCGCTTCCGGCGCCCTGCAGGGGCGCGTTCTATGCGCTGAAATCGGACGGCACCGTCGTCACCTTTGCCGGTACGGCCGGCAAACTCTACAGGCTGAACAACACCGATTTTACCTGGATCGACGTTTCGGCAGGCGGATCGAGTTATTCGGCGCTGTCTTCCACCGCGCAATGGCAGTTCGCGCAGACCGGCAATCTGGTTTTCGCCACTCAGGCCAATGCGGTGCTGCAGGTGTTCGACCTTTCGTCGTCGACGGCGTTTTCCGCGGCGCTCGGGTCGCCGCCGCAAGCGGCCTATATCAGCGTGGTCGGCCGGTTCCTGGTGCTCTCCGGGTTGCTGTCCACGCCATACCGTATCCAGTGGTCAGGGCTGGATAGCTTCAACGGCGCCGATAGCTGGACCAGTGGCGTCAATTCGTCCGACTTCCAGGATTTTCCCGACGGCGGCATCGTCCGCGGCGTCGCCGGCGGCGAGGCCGGCGTGATCTTCCAGGACCAGGCGATCCGCCGCATGTCCTATGTGCCGGGTTCCCCGATCATCTTCCAGATCGATCGCATCACCCAGGACAAGGGGCTGTATGCGCCTTATTCGATCATCCGGGCCGGCGAGCGGATATTCTTCTACGCAGGCCAGGGCTTTCACAAGATCGAGCCTGGCGGCGTGCCCGAGCAGATCGGCCGCGAAAAGGTCGACCGGGCGTTTCTGGCCGATCTCGACAAGGGCAATCTGCAACTGTTCATGGGCGCCGCGGATCCCCGCAGCACGCGCATCTACTGGGCCTACAAATCCGTATCCGGCGCGGTCGGCACCTATGACAAGCTGCTCGGCTACGACTTCCTGTTCGACCGTTTCTTTCCGGTGTCTGTGACCGGCGAGTATTTGCTCGGCATTTCGCAGACCGGCCTGACGCTGGAAAACCTCGACAGCATTTCATCGTCGCTCGACGCGTTGACGCTGAGCCTCGACGCTTACGCAACCGCCGTGCAACCCGAAATTGCGCAGTTTGATAGCTCTAACACGCTCGGCTTCTTCCGCGGCGTTAACCTTGAAGCAATGCTGGAAAGCGCGGAGCAGGGCACCGACGGCAACCGGGTTACAGTGAAGGGTTTTCGCCCGATCACGGATGCCGCGACGCTGTTCGGCTCGGTGTCATGGCGCGACACGCAACTCGTGGCGGCGACCGCGGGTGTGGAAGTGCCGATCAGCGCGCGCACCGGCCGTTGCGACACGATGCGCGACGCCAGATACACGCGCTTCAAGATCAGGATTCCCGCAGGCACCTCCTGGACCTTCGCGGCTGGCGTCGAGCCCGATATCACGACCAACGGCACGCAATGACGGCCTACGTTCCCGGCACCACCGAGACCGATCTGAAGAAGATCGTTCTCGCCATCCAGCAGCTCGCGGCAGGCCGGTCGAATGCGGTCGGCACCGTGACGCTTGCCACCGGCGCCGCCTCGACCGTTGTGACCGACAAGAATTGCGCGGCCGGCTCGGTGCCGATCACCGTGCCGGTCACAGCGAACGCCGCGGCGGAAATCGGCAGCGGCACCCTGTTCATCAGCGCGGTGGCCAATGGCTCCTTCACCATCAGCCATGTCAACTCCGCCACGTCGGGACGCACATTCCTCTACGCGCTCATTGGCTGAGCTGGTCTGCGTCGATCCCGCAAGGGTGCATGAGATCTGGCCGCATGTCGCGCCGCTGCTGAAGGCGGCCTGCGTTCGTACCGGACTGAACGCTTTCGCCAATGTCGAAGCAGATATTCTTTGCGGAGGCAGCCTGCTTTGGATCGCCTGGAATGGAGAGGCGATCGAAGCCGCCGCGGCAACGATCCTGATTAATACCGAGGCAGGCAAGATCTGCATCATCACGGTATGCGGCGGCAGCGGAATGAAGCGCTGGCTGCCGCTGCTCGCTGGCATCGAAAATTACGCACGAGACGAAGGCTGTGCGCGCGTCCGCATTTTCGGACGCAAGGGCTGGCTGCGCGCGCTCGAGGGATTTGAAGAGAAACACATCATTATGGACAAGGAATTGAGCTAATGGGTTCGTTAAATTATTCCGGCGTGTACCCCATCAATCCGACGTTTCCTAACAACGGAATGCCTGCACCTGGTGGCGTGCTCCGCTTCCCGCCGCAAACCGAAGCGGAGATGCAGCAGCCCGATGGTGGGAGCGTTCCCGGTCCTGGTTCGAACGCGATAGGTGCGCTCCTCGGCGCGTTGGCTGCCTTCGGAGCTGCGCACGTATTGCAGCAGCACTTTGCTGGAAGCAATGCCGACTCGACGCCCAAGCCGATCGATCCGAATTTCAGGGCGCTTACGAGGCGACCATCATCACCACCCGCAATCAATGGAGATCAGCCGCTCGCGGCTGATTCGGCTGAAACAGCTGCTCAACCGACCGCGTCGGATATCGCAGCCGGGGTTTCCGAGGGTAATCCGACGGCCAATTTCACAGGCCAAGGTCTGGCGGCAAAGGCGCATGATCCAAACAAACAAAAAGTCAGAACTGTTCCAGACGCACCTCCCATTGCTCCGACTGAAGGTGAGCCACCCCCTGGCGTCGATTGCGATGAAGAATTGAAAAGAGAACGAGAAGCATGCGAGCAAGCCGAAGGTTGGAACTGGAAAGGCAAATATGGCGGTGCGCAGTACAGACCTCGGGGAGTTCGAAAGTGGACGGCCGATGACTGTGTGGGTATGCGCGTGAGCGAGGCCTGCGGTGGCGATGTAATTCGCAAACCTGGAGATCCTAACTACAGTAGGCCGAAGCGATCTAAATAAATCGCCAGGCTCGCGCTGAGTGGCCGGAGCGGCCGGCATAAGCCGGTTCGCTTAGGCACGCGAGAGGCGAACGGAGGCCTTAACGCAAGCGTTGACTAAAGTTCTTGTTTTGTTCTAGGATGCGCTCTAGCTTCGCGAAGAGTCTCGTCCGAAACGAGCGAGCGACGGCATAGAGGACGTGCCGCCGCAACGGTAGCCGCCGGAGTGAAGTGAGAATGTATGGGGGCTTCGATGAAAATTGAGGAAACTGAGCGTTTCGAACAACACTTGAACGTCTGCATTAAGGAGCTCTCCTTGGCGTTGCTGCTTGCCAAGCGAGGTTGCGATGCCACCGAATTTCTTGAAATCAAACGTACGATTGGTGATCTCATTGCGAAAGCTGACGCGCTTTGCTCGAAAAGATGAAGATCATCCCGAGCTAATTTGACTCGGGATGGCGTTGAACGGCAAAGGCTGTGCGGAATCTCCGATTGGAGAAAGGATAGTCCGAACGTGGGCGACATGAAACAACGAGGTTCGTCCGAAGCGGGCTAGCGGCGGAACGCAGGGTTGCTGTCGGAACGGAATCCTCCGAAGTAGGAACGGGATCGCATGTAACCCTATGACTGGAGGCAGTCTGGAGCCCAGCCATGAGCGATGGTCTGATCAAAATCAGCTACCCCGTCGAGTCCGACTCATGGGACGGCGCGAGTGGGGAAAACATCTGGGTTCAGTTGGTAGAGTTGGTAGATATGGTGCCGCCGCATCGAACGATCGCAATGGTCGAGAGTATTCCGTTTTCGACGCGAACATTGAGTTATGGCGACAAGATATTGCTCAAATGCGAGGAACACGAGAAGCAAGTGAAGTTCGTGTCCATCGTGGAGCGTGGCGGGCACTCGACCTGCCAGATCTACGTCGAGAAGGAAAATCCGGATGCGTCCGCCGTGCTCAAGCGGATGAAACTGATCGGGTGTGGTTGGGAAGGCGGCCAACACGGCAGCGGCAAGGTCTATGCCTTGGACATTCCTCCGGAAGTGGACTTCGACGAGGTCTTTGACTTCCTCGAGAAAGGAGAGGGTGAAGGTCGTTGGCTGTTTCAGACAGGATATATCGGGCATCCCGAGAAAGATGAGCCAGCGTCACCGAGCTCGTGAGGAACCAAACACAGCGGAGCATTTGATCTTCACTTGACATTGTTCTTGATTTGTTCTAATTCAACCCTGAAGATTTCTTTATAAAAAGGCGCCCTGAGGATGTTGCGTTGGAAGATCACTGTTGCGGCTTGCAATGAGTGTTCGCCGCGGCCAAAATGGAGTAAGCCGTCGGCGTACACTGGCAATCGCGGTGCCAAGTCGATCTGTAGCATAGCTTTTCGCGTAGCCTTTGCCGTGTTCGGCGCGCTCGCGTTGGCGTTCTCCACCATCAGCATTTCGCATGCACAGGGTGCTGATCCCGAGTCTGCCCGAGTGTCGGATGCAGAGCGGGCAAGCTACGCCGATGCTCTCGCCTATTGTCGGGGAGATGTTCCGCATCCGGAAGCGCTTCGTGCCGACGGGCGCGTGCTGTGTCTTGATGGCTGGATTTTCTTGAGTAACGATATCTTGCTCGCCAACCGTCTCGAGCATGGCGGCATTTTTGTCGTTCGCAATTCCGGCGGCGATGCGGACGGCGCCATCGCATTGGCTAGTCTGCTTCGTATCAAGGAGGCGACGGTCGTCATCAATGATTATTGTGTGGCAACCTGCGCAAATTATCTTTTCACCAGCACGGCAAGGGCCTTTGTCCCCAGGGACGCTCTTGTCGCCTGGACCGTTGGGGACCGTAACGGCTACTGTGTCGATTTCTCGGAAATGTCCGATCCGCGTGCACCCCGGTTGGTCGCAGCAGGGTGCCCTGGAGCAGGAGCGTACGCTGATCCGCGCAACGACGGCCCGCTTGGACGATCCCGCGATGGGACAGAGATGATAGGCCCTGAACAGCCGCCAGAGAGCGTGTTTGTTCGAAAAATTCTCAAACGTAAGTTTGACGAGACCGGCCGTTACCCCGTTCACTTCTTCTGGACCTGGAATCCGCGTTACTACGCCAGCTCGATCCGGACGCAAGTGATTTACGAGGCATATCCGGAGAGCCAGGAACAGGTCGAAGCAATTGCGAAGAAAGTCGGCTTCCGGCCTCCGGTAATCTGGGATCAGTAGCGAAGTTTTTAAACGCAAACCCCCGTGCGGCGTCCAGGTCTGGCGCAGATCGTCGCTGTCAGATTTTTTTCCTACCTCGAATTGCGAGTAAAAATATATGGTGGCCCGATTCAAAGACGATTCCGATCAGCTGCCGAATTGGGGACCTGCCGGAGTATTGCCGAGGGTACCGCGCCCTTTGGGCAATTGGACTCCTCCGCCATTGCCGACGATTCCTGAATCGTTTCCGACTCTTGAACCGTCTTACCCCACAAATGGAAATCCCTGGTCGCTTGAGCGGTCGATCTCTCCAACTCCGCCAAATTACTTTCCAGTGCCACTACAGCCTTCCGCTCCTTCGCCTGGACCGGGCCCAAGATCCTTCACTGACCCTGAAAACAGCATGGCGTTGTCAGCGAGCCCTGGTGGCTTGCTCGCCAGGCTCCACGAGGTGATGCGGCGGCCCGCAGAAGGATCGCTTCTCAATCCCGGCGATGGCGGACGATAGATTTTTGCTCGATTGCAACGCGCTTGTACGCCGTTCCAGAAACTTAGCTTTATTATTTTCGCGAGGAAACCCCGATGGGCGGACAATCGTCATCGACACAGGCCCAGCAATCGCAAAGCGCGCCCTGGCAAGCGGCGCAGCCGATGGTGCAGGATATTTTAGGGCAGCTCAACCCGCTGATCCAGAACAGCGGACTGAACTCCACCGAGAGTAATGCGATCAGCCAGCTCTCGCAAAATGCCGCGCAGAGCAATCCCTATGCGCCGCAGATCGGCAGTTTCGTTTCGAACCTGCTCAACGGCGGCGGCGCCACGGCGCAGGCGCCGGCGTTGCAGAGCGGGCTTTCGACCCTGCAGAGCCAGCTCACGCCTTATGCCAATGGCTCGATGATCGGCAACAATCCGGCGCTGCAGGCGCAGCTCGACCAGATCGCCAGCGATACGACGAACCAGGTCAATTCGCAGTTTGCCGCCGCCGGCCGTGACGGGTCCGGCATGAACCAGCAGACGCTGGCGCGCGGCATCGCGCAGGGCGAGGCGCCGGTGATCGCGGCGCAATACAACCAGGATGTCGGCAACCAGCTCAACGCGGCGAATGCGCTTTACGGCGCGCGGAACTCGACCAGCGGGCTGCTCGCGGGACTGACGCAACAGGGCCTCGCCAATCAGTTGCAGGGCGTCACCTCGTCGCAGGACGCGCTCAACGCCCAGAATTACACCCCGCAACAGCAGCTCGCGCTGGCGCAACTGGCGCAGAGTATCCCGGCGCAAAATCTGAGCCTGCTGGCGCAGATCGGCGTGCCGATCGCGCAACTCGGTCAGCAGACGTCGGGCACCACGAACAGCACGCAGCAACTGTCCGGCGCACAGCAGTTCGCTACCCTCGCTGGAGGTATTAGCTCGCTGCTTGGTTCCGGACCAGGAGCGAATTCGGGCGGCAGCGGCCTGCTCGGACTGTTGAAATGGTCTGATCGCCGCCTGAAGGAAGACATCGCAGAGGTTGGCAGGCTGTTCGACGGCACGCCGGTCTACGCCTATCGCTACAAGGGCGCGCCGGCCTACCACATCGGCCTGATGGCGCAGGACGTCGAAAAGACTACGCCTGCGGCCGTGGTCGAGGTCAACGGCTACAAGGCGGTGGACTATCGCGCGGCCACCGAAGCGTCGCGGCAAATGCATGGAGGCTGCTGA